TCTTGCAGTTCCTTGGTGCCAAAGAACACATCATTGAGCGTGACGCCGAGAACATCCAGCGCCGTCGAAACGGACCGGTACTGCTGGATACTCATCATGTTCTGGGTTGCGAGAAGTTGGGTCTTTAGATCGGCCTGGGCGAGCTTGTCAATATAGGAGATTAGCCCGAATCCCACCGATGCAAAGGCGGTGGTTCCGGCTATCTGGAATTTAAGGAAGGTGCCGACGATACCACCGACATGGGACTGGACTTGCTTTTCCGCGCCTTGGAGGGCGCCGGCGAATTTATCGAAGGCTGCTTTATCTACGGAGGCGCTGAGAGAGACAAGATATGACTTAATTACTTCCGCCATCTATGCCTCCTTCGCCGCCCTCCAAGCGCGGAAGTCGGATTCGTTCTTTTCCTTCACGTCTAAAAACTCGTGCGCATCGCACAAATCCCTGAAACTGAAAACTCCCTGAACCACGTCCCGATGCTGCCAAAGTCCCGCCATCACAGGACGCCAGAGAAACCCGTCTAAGGTTGGGTACTCTGTCCCGGGACAATCGTCGCCGGGGTCTCGCTCGAACTCGATCCGGCGCCTGGAAAAAAAGGGGCGATATTGAACGCCACACACTCCGTTGTGAGCTTGTAAACCAGCGGAGCATCGAATTCAAGGTCTTTGAGTGCGTAGCGTCCATCGCTTTGCAAAATCGGCATTGCAATCTGCGTGCCCGTCTTGGAACTGTAGCGCCCGCAACAGGCGAGTGAAAGCTGTTGTACCTCGGCCAATTCCTCGCGGCTGAGTTGTTCGATAAGGAACTGGGCGGTCATGGCGAATCCAACTTCAGGGGCAACCGTTGGCGCTTCCTGTGTTCCGTTTGTGGAGCTCGCTGGCTGCGCCTCCTGATAAGCCCGATAGCGCTTTACAAATGTCGAGTAAATCCAGCTTCCATCCGCTGCCTTCAACTGGCCGATGCGGTATAGATGCTCGCCGATCTGAACGTCCTTGTGATCCATGATCCCTCTTACTGGTTGGCAATGTTCGCGGCAAAGAGCGTCCATTCAAGGTATTCGCCCTTCGTTCCATAGGGTTGCGGGGGCTTTTTCGAGAACGAAACGCCCGTGCAAACGTTCTGATCGCCGGTCACGAGATTCTGAAGATCAAGCGCGATCGCCGCCCAGTTCGTTGAATTGCTGTTGAGAAGTTCCGTTTGATGCAGATTCAAAGCTGTCTTCAAGAACGCATTGACTGCCGAGGTCTGCTGGCACGAAACCTTAACGGTTCCATTCTGGCCAGGAGATGCGGAAACCATCACGGCGCTGTCCGCAGACACGTCATGCTCCGTCCACTCGTGGGTCATTTCCACAGTGATTTTGCCATCGCCGATGTTCCCGCCAGCTAGGATGAAAGAGCCGGCCAGCGGAGAGGCGATTGCCCCTGTGAGGTCTTTGAATGAATATGTCGTTGTTCCGTTCGCCATTTCAGACTCCTATCACTGTTGGACATTGATACCAATTACGAAACTCTGCTGCGTGCCAGCCAGAATCACAGCCACATAGACCGGCATGGACTGGAAGAGAGCCCTATCGCCCGATGACTGGGTAATGAATGAAGGCGACCCAACCCAGTAACCAGTGGATAGTGCCGTCCCTGCCGTGAGGCTCTGATTGGTTCCGGGCAGGAGTGTGGCACCTTCCCATACGCCGCCTGCGATGAATCCGCGATTCACGGAGCGCGAACATGCGCCGCGGACGGCATTGAGGATCAAGGCTTGGCCGGCATCCGTCTGCGGGATTGAAGGCAGCTTTTGCAGGACATTCAGCACCGAAATCTGGGCATCTGCCGCCAGCATGTCGAGGCCCTGAACGGTCGTGAAGCTCAAGCCGTTGCCGTTGACGCCCTGATAATAGAAATCGTAACTGTTCGCGTAATTGTTGTAACTGTTGCCATTGTTCCCGAATCCAAGGCCCGGAGTACCCGCAAACACATTGATCTGCGCCTGTGTGAGAACGGTGGTCTGGATTCCGACAAGCGTCTTGGCTGCGACCGTGAAGGCGCTGTTCGGAGCGCCGGTATTCAGGCCCATCGCTATGCCTAAAATCGCAGCCGCGGCGTAGACGTTCGCCGGAGCTGGAGGCACAGGGACATTGCTGGTACTCGTGTAGATTCCCTGCACGCGCCCATAATTGAGCGCCTTGATTGCCGAGAACACGTTTCCTGTGGTTCCTTGGAGGGCAGAAAGGCTCGTGGTCGCATAGATATATTGCATGGCTGGCTGGACGTTCTGCTCATAGGCCGCAATCGGGGCAACATCCGAATCTCCCGCATTGGTCCACATGCATCCGTACCAGTTCGTATTGGCAAGCCGGCAAGCCGTGATCGCTTGGAGAACTGTTTCGCCTACCGCTGTGATGTTGACTTCTAGATTGATGCCCGTGCTGGGTGCCTGTGCGGTCGTGGTCAGAGCGTTTGCGACCGAGTAGCCGGTTCCCTGCTGGCCGGGAATGAAGGCGACTGAGGTCACTGCGCCCGCATTGACACCTGTCACCTGGCCGTATCCAAATGAGGCGTTCGATTGTGAAATGAGGAAGGTATCGTTCAGCTTCCAGCCTGTGCCGGCCGAACTCGAATCGACGGTGATGGCTGCAATCGCTGTGGGATCCTGGCATCCGACCCAGCCGTATTGGGGCGGCGTGACCGGGGGCGCATCTTGATCGAAATACAAGCCCATTGCGATGTATTCAGGATCGGTGGGCTGATAGCCGAGAGCGGCCATCGAAGACGCCCATGTCGTTCCTGGAATGAGGGCAACGCGGGAATTCGCGCCGTAAGACGGCAAGCGGCCAGAATTACCCCCAATCAATCCCTGGTTGAAAGCCGGAACAGCTACGCCTGCGGGAGTGACTGAAACCGTCACATCGCATAGAATCGAAAGCGGTAAGGCTTGAGTGGCCATTTCGTAAGCTCCTACAAATCAACCGTTATTTCCGCAAATATCCCGTTCACATCCTCGAGGATGATGTTGGCGAGCTGGATGGCCGGCTTCACGAGCACGTCCGTCACCTGCTCATTCATCCGCGCCGAAAACCCTGTCCGCTCCCACCATTGGTTCTGGAAGAGTTCAGGCGTGCGGCGTGGCGTTCCGATAACTGTGTCGAGGTATAAATTCGACGCCTCAAGAATAGCATGAACGAAATCCTGGTAGAGACACGCCTTGACCTGGCGCGCGCGATCAAAGCTATTCGGGCCATAGAAGATGAAATCCGTCTGCCATACGCGCGTGTAGATCGTGGTTTCGGGATACGTTGGAGGTTCCTGAGTTACGGGCTGAACCTCATGCGCCGTGTTGTAGCGATCTGGAACCTCTACACAGCGCAGGAACGCAATGTCGTCTGTGATCGCCCATGCAGGCTGGCCGGTAGTAGGCCAATCGATTCGTACATTGAAATACGCCTGCTGATCGGTCGGACCGCTAGGAGTGATCCCGAGACATTGCAGGGTGATATTTTGAAAGAGAATGCTCATCTGCTGAGCGGTGAGACCCGTAGAGGTCATAGTACCGACATTGGGGACCGTGTAGCTAGACATTATTCACCTGATTGGCGACTCGCAATAGCTTTTGCAAACCCAAAATCCCGCCAGGGAACGACAGCGACAACTTTGTAATTCTGGCCCCGCCATACAATTTGATCTCCAATTCCCGAAACGCTTCCTTCCACGTAGGTCTTGTACATGGGTTGCTCGGAGATGAATCCGAGCATTCCTGTAACTCTATCTCCTTCGGGAACTTGAGCAAGATCGTATTCGGTTGCTGGTTGCACGATTCCATAGAACGGAATGGCTGTCGTCGTGAAAACATATCCGCCTTCTTGCCAGTTTCCGACTGATCGATTCACGATATAGCTCTGGGCAAATGCCGGACTATTTGCCACTCGCGTGAGATTGAGGGTAGGCACTAGAGCACGCCTCCCGCAATTTCCTCGGCTTCCTCAGCGCCACGTTCAATCTCTTCGCCGATAGCTTCCCAGATTGGTCTGCTTATCGCAGAGGGTGCCGATGACGTTCCACGTGGAACATTCGCAGCAGTCTCTGTATGCTGGCCTACTACAACGTGCGTAATTGCCCTGCGCATTTGTCCCGTGTCGATTCCGGGTCTGTCGCTTCCCTTGTGTGCAATCGTCGAAGGCTTATTGGGCTCCCAACCGTTTCGCGGATCGGTAAACCAACGCTTCGAGGCCGATTCCCCAATTGTCCCAGCGCGGTCAAGATGCTGCATCATGGCTTCAAAATCGCCGTCCAGAGCCGAAGTCGATGCGGCCGCAATTTCCTTTGCGATAAGCGTCTTGGTAGGTTCTGCCTCGATTGCTGCCTCGATGACCACGCGGGGAGGTTGGCGGCGCAATGGACTCCCGTTCGTGAAGATAAACAGCAACTCCGCGTTTGAGATCGGCTGCTTTGCCGCCTCTAGAAGTTTGCGCGCGAGCTTGCCCGGTTTGCCGCTCTTGGTGGGCTTTAATAGCGACACGCGCGCCAGCAACGACTCTTCCCGGTTATCGCCTTCCGGAATGCCCACAAGAGCATCTGCACCTTGAAGCGCAGCGATCCCGTCATATATCTGCTTCATTCCCGGACCGCTTGAACTGTAGCTGATATTCACAGCCAGCCTCCGCCGCCCTGAACCTGTGGGCCACATCCGCCGGCGCGCACATAGATCGGGCCGGATCCGCAG